GTATGGAATGAACAGCAAGAATATTATATAGAGGCTGTATACCAACATATGAGTGATGAAATAATTCATTATTTAAACATATTCGAGAATAATACGGAGGAGTAAATAAGATGAAAACATTTGAAGATTTAGTATTTGAGCTACAATAAAGGATTAATATGAGACAAGCAAATATTTTAGTAGCAACTATCTGCATCATAATATCAGGAGCATTACTTATATGGGCATTAGACACTAGTTTAGTTGAGATTAAACATGAACTATCTAAACGCATGGATAATCGTCAAATAACTATCGTTCAGGACAATAACTCATCTCACGAGATACTTAGCCTGAAAGAGAGTATTAAAAGACTACAGCGCAAGTATAGAGAAGAAGTCCGAAAGACCAATCAACTAAAGCAGGAACTGAACAGATGTTCAGAACTAAACATTAAGCTTGTGCACATAGAGCAAATCGGTACAGGCTACTAAGAACCACCGAAGTGGGGGAACACATAATGAACCAAAAATATAAGATACCACAATGAAGCATTATCATTACACTATAGCAGATAGATTAGTAAGAATACTTATTGATGGTTTTCTAAAGCTAACTCCTGAACCAGAAGGATTGCTAGAAAGCGAGTTACAATTTGTTTGGGTAACTTCAAATCCAAACTGGGATAATACAGCTTTTTTTGGTTACCCAATTAGCATTTTAGAAAACGCTGGGATGATAAGAATAACGTTAAATAAAGTATATTCAAGTCCTAAGAAATTTTATGATTTTATGCCATCATACGATTCATTAGTTGAAAAAGCATATCAGGTTTCTGTAGACCCTGAAGATTGGGGAGTATCAGATAGTATAATTTCAATATCTGATTTTGAAAAAATAGAATTATGGAAGGATAATAAATGGATAGAAATACCAATAAATATTAACCAGAATTTGAAAAAGGAGAAACAATGAGTACGCTTAGATTAACCAAAGACGATTCTTTCATTAAAGTGAGAGTAAACAAAGATGACCTAAAAGATAAATTTATTGAAGTAGAATTCCATGAAATTATTGGTGAAGATGTCACAAACACTATAACTACCTTAGCTGGTATTATAGGGGAGACAACTGGAACAAAACCTGAGAATGTGTTACTGGATATTATTACTAGTATCTCAACAGAACCAATGATTCAACTACCATATAAATAAGGATTTAAAGATGAGCTTTGAAGTAGACAGTTATCTAGATAAACAGTTAGCCCAGCATTTTGCTGAAGAGGAAGCAAGCATTCCAGTGTCTAACTGTTGTGGGGCACCAATGGATGAAGATGAAAGTCTTTGTTATAGTTGTAAGGAGCATTGTGACATAATCTCACAAGGAGAGTTTCACTATAACTTACTAGAAAGTGCTGAATGTGATAAAGCGGATGAAGAGCGAGAGCTACGCAGAGAAGCTAGTTATGAGAGAGAGTAAGAGCCATACAGTTATAATAGAAATACCTATAAAAGAGCTAGAAACTCTTTTTGAGTATGTACCTATCTATGATTTATATACTAAAACTGGTTGTGTTTGGTGTAAACGAGGAAATGGTGATTATTACTATGAAGATACTAAACCAATGAAAAGAATGAAAGCCTTATATAAGAGGTTAGATAAGGCACTAAGGCAAGGAATATATAATGAAAGTAGTAAATAAAAAAGAACATAAAAGTGTTAAACCACAATATAAGTGTGGTTGTGGAAAGATATTGGACGGAGAAGCCAAGAAATTTAAACATATGATTGTATGTGGACTTAGGGTACGTAAAATAAATGGCAATTAGCACGAAGATTAAACCAATAGGTAAACAAATATAAGGAGCTAAAGATGGGATTAGATATATATGCATATAGCAATATAAGCATTAATGATAGTGACAGTGATAATGATGGACTACATATTTATAGTAGTGTATTTAAGCAAGAGAATATGAAGAGCTTTGAAGGTGTTGCACTAGATTATGGTGAAGAATTTACTTTCAGAGCTGGTTCTTATAGTAGTTATAACAGAGCTAGGGCTGAGTTATGTCAATTAATTAATGGTGTGGAACCAGAAGATTTCTGGGAGATAGAAGAAAATGAGAGTAAACCATTTTACTGGTTAATTAATTTTAGCGCCTGTGGTGGTTATATTGGTACTTCATATTGTGAAATACTTAAAAACGACTTTGATAAACATTGGTCAACTATACAAGATAAAGGTAGTGAATATCTTAAAGTCGTAATGGCTGATTTTAAACAAGCATTTGAACTGGCTGCTAACAATGGTTTAGTTCAATTTTGTTAAAGGATGAATATGAATACAGAAAACAAGGGTGGTATTAACTTTGAGTTACCACAAGTAGTACTATTACAAGAAACAGGTTTGGGGACAGCAGAATTTGCATCAAGAACAGCTTATGATAGTTTTGACCAAAGTGAAAACGAAGCAGTAAAACAAGTTAATGTTTCAGTTTCTGAGGGTAGCCTAAATGACTTTGAGCTTCATCAGTTAAATAGCATACAGGACTCAGAACTTTTAGGTACTCTGGCATGGGTACATTTCCACCACTCAGTATTAGAACATGCTAATCTGACTTATTTAGTTAAAGGTATATCTCGTGCAGTACTAGTTGAGCATAGTCGTCATAGAATCCAAGGTATTACAGTTCGTAGTACTCGTTACACTATGAGTGGGTTACTTAATGCATTCAATGCTGACAAGTATACTAACAAAAGCAATACAGAACCATCTGAATGGTTTGTAGATACTATGATAGCAATGAATATGTTTGTAACTATAAATGTTGATTATAACAAATTACAAATTGTTGACATTTGGAAAAAATTATCATTGCAAAAACGATTAATGGGTAGCTTAGAGTTTATAAAAGCTACAACATCTAAAGAGCAATTAACTTGGCTCAAATCTGATTTATCTGTAGACCTAACATCTAACAGTATTTTTAATATGTTAAATACACTAAAGAAAAAACGTAATGTTGGTGATTTAGTTAAACACATAGTTAATGATAACTGGAAAGTGGATATGGTAGTTACTTTTAACCTACGAAGTCTCAAAAATTACTTCACCCTTCGTGATAGTTCTTCTGCCTACTTTCAAATAAAATGGTTGGCTCAAGCTATGAAAAGTGCTACACCAGTTAAATATCTTAAGTTAATTGATAAAAAATACAAGGATAGATAATGGAATTATTATTGGTATACGGATATGGGGTATTAGTAACATGCCTAACTGGCTTTTTCTTTTTAGACTATAACAAAACGCCTAATAACGAATGTAATGCAACTAAGCCAGAATATGTATTTATAGTTCTACCTATATGCGTATTTACATCTTGGTTGGGTTTGGTACTAATCTTAGCTAACGAAGTGTATACACAAAGAAAGGATAAGCAATGACAGAAAAATTAGACAACTTATTAGCAGAAACACTACAGAAAGTGTTGGGCGGTATAGATGCAACAACTCAATTTGCAGCAGCACAACTACCAGATGTGATTAATCAGCTACTTACATGGTATTTTGTATATTACATACTGTTAGCATTATCTGCTGTAATGTTGCTAGGGTTACAAATATATATATCATACTGGTGGATTACGAAAATGGAACCAAAAATGCCTCCAGCTACGAAGTGGCTTGGTACAGTATTTGGTGCAGGTTTTATTGGACTTGGGCTATTACTCATTGAAGCAGGGATATTTAACTTACAATGGTTAAAGATATGGCTGGCACCTAAATTATGGTTAATAGAGTATAGTGCGACTCTGATGAAGTAAAAGGATAAATGATGCCTAGTGAGGTAGAAGTAAAAGACGAGGTATACGACTCAGAGGAGTCTAATCTAGCACTAATGGATGAAGAAACTATACCCATGTCACACAACATTTATGAGTATTCACTAGTAGTGTTGGTAGTGGTGCTATCACCGATACTGTTACCACTCTGGTTAGTACATACTGTAGTTGTAAATTACTTACCATGTTCTATACTAGGGAGGTTAACAGAGTATGCTCAGTGTACTACTAAGCCGTCTAAGGCTTGTGGGTGCAACAAATTTACACTAAAGGATAATTAAATGAAACTTATTAAAACAACAAGCTATTATATGCTAGGTAGTAAGCAAGGAGTTTGTAGTGTAACTAGCACAGGGTTACATGCATATAGCCCCTTCTTATGGGACCCTAAGAAATATTTTAGAAATTATAGAGCAGAATCTAATGACTACGAGGCTATACCTGTTTCTAGATTTACTTGCTGGAAGCTTGCGAAATGATAGGACCATATAAACATCAGATTGGAAAGAAAAGAGGACAAATGTCTTATCTACTAAAGAAATATTAATATAACTTAAAGGAGTTAATTATGTACGAAACAATTAAAAACTACTATTACAAGGTATTCGGGAGCTCAATACCTGTAAAGAAACCTAGAAGATTTCTATCAAAGGAAGAGGTCGCTGAAATTGAAGCTAAGCTTCTTAATATTCCAGGACAACCTAGCTATACACAAGTTGAATTAGCCATAAGTTATGGGGTGTCTACAAGCATTATATCAAAAATAAATTTAAACAAACACAGATTTTCAACCAGTAAATCTGGTTATAGCACTGAGGAGCACGCAGATGCGTAGCAAAGAAATAAAATGCCCATATTGTAGTAAAAGAACAATATCAGAATCAGATGAGCAAGTGGGAGAAATGCTATTTAATAGCAAAAAAGAATGTGATAACATTTTAACATGCCCAGAGTGTGAAAATGAATTTGAAGTTTGCTTAAAAGTTGAATATACATTTACCACATACAAAAAGGAGCACTAAGATGTACGAAACAACAGAAGTAGAAGAGGCTGCTTACGAGTATTCAAGCTTAATGAATAGTGCAGCTCGTGTTATAGAAGCCCAAGGTGATTTAGAAGATGAAGTTAAAGTAGATGTAGCTATTGCTATGATTTCCTTCCAAAATTCACACTTAGTTGCCAGTAAACTGGTTGAAACAGATATTAAGGTGGCAAAAGCCCTATATAGTGAATTGCTAATGGCATTAAAATAAGGAAAAATTATGAGTGATGAATATGAAACATCTATTATTTGGTGATGACGTTAGCACGGTAAAGACTGCTATACTGATTAAAACATTAAATGCTAAAGAAATTAAACGCCACTATTTAGCTTCTATAACTGAAGATATAAGTATGTTTGTAGCATTCAGTCTTAAGTATGTAAATAACAAAATTACTGCTAAAGATGCAAGAGAGTATCTTGGTGAATTGCTAGAAGGTATGGATGGGTTAGGAATAACTACACTTTACATAGCTGATTCTACTTACTTCAAGTACTTAACTGGAGTTAAGAAGATAAGTGATATGTATAACGAGGTTGTTCCATGTGACATAAAGGACTACAGACATATTAACTGTATCCTTGGAGTTAACTATCAAGCATGTATCTACGACCCAAAGATGTTACCTAAACTAGAAGGTACTGTAGACACTCTTAAGCAACACTTAGCTGGTTCATTCGCTCGTAAGCAGTTAGTACCTAACACTGCTATTCTACAGGAATACGTGGATAGCGCAGCTTTAGATAAAATGTTACATACTTTCATTAGAGCACATAAAGCATTATCAATTGATATTGAAACCACTGGTCTTAGATTTAATGAATCAGTTATTCAGTCGATAGCGTTCTCATGGACTGACATGGATGGATATGCTGTATTTATTAATGACGACCATATGAGCAAATGCTCTTTGAAATGGTTCTTTGAAACTTACACTGGTAAGATGATTTTCCATAATGGTCTATTTGATATTAAATTTCTAATCTATCATTTATTTATGGAAGATGAGAATGACTTAGTAGGTATGTTACATGGTATAGATATGATGTGTAGAAACTTAGATGACACTATGATAATGACCTATCTTGCAACAAACAATACTCAAGGTAATGAGTTAGGGCTTAAACCTAATACAGTAGAATTCACGGGTAACTATGCTGAAGATGTCAAGAATGTTAAAGCATTACCTGTTGGTGACCTACTATTATATAACCTCAGAGATACTCTTGCTACATTCTGGCTCTATAATAAGCAATCAAAAGCTTTAGTAGTAGAAAAACAAGAAGAAATCTATAGGGACTTATTCATGACAAGTTTTCCAGCCTTACTAGAGATGATGTTAGTAGGTTTACCTATGGATATGTCACGATTAGACGTAGTAACTAGACAGCTTCAAAGTGAGGTAAGACAAACTAAGCAGATTATACTAAGTAACCCACAAGTTAAAAATGCAGTATTTAAAATTGCTATTGCAGAGTCTACCAAAGCTAATGCTAAACTAAAGAAGAAGTTAAAATCTATCAGTGATTTCGTACAACCTTTCAACATTAATTCTAATACACAAAAAGCTGTACTATTTTATGATGTAATGGGTTTACCTATTATTGAAACAACTGATTCTGGGTTGCCTAGCTGCTCAGGAAAGACGATTAAGAAGTTAGTCAAGCAAATAGATGATGAGAGTGATAAGTTGCTCCTAGAGGCTTTTAAAGACTATATGGATGCAGATAAAATACTAACAACATTTATTAAAGCTTTCACTAACTTTGCTTTTGAAAAAAACGGTCTTCATTGGTTAAATGGAAATCACAAACTTGGTGGTACACTTAGTGGTCGACTTAGTTCAACAGAACCAAACCTTGCCAATCTTCCTAGTAATAGTAAGTATGGTAAAGATATTAAGAGTATATTTAAAGCCCCTGAGGGTTGGTTATTCTGTGGTTCAGATTTTAGTGCACTTGAAGACAGGGTAGTAGCTGTGTTATCACAGGACCCAAATAAGAAAAGAATATTTACTGACGGAATTGATGGACATTGTCTAAATGCTTATGGTTATTATAGTGACCAGATGCCAGATATTGACCCAGATAATCCAGAAAGTATAAATTCAATTGCTGATAAATATCCGAAGCTACGGCAGGATTCAAAAGCAAGTACATTTGCCTTAAACTACGGGGGAACTTCATTAACACTACATAGTAATAATGGGTTACCTATGGACCAGGCTATTAAAGTAGAAGCTGGTCATAAGGAAATGTACAAAGTGCTACATAGTTGGAGCCAAGATAATAAAGTATTAATGGCAAATCAAGGTTATATATCTTGTGCCTTTGGGCTTAAGGTCAGAACTCCACTATTAGCTAAATCTATAATTGATTCTAAAATTACTCCTAGTGCAGTAAAAGCTGAATTTAGAAGTGGTAATAATGCTGTGACACAGTCACATGGGCTTATGACTACTAATGCAGGAATAATGTTTAGAAAACGTTTAGATAAATCACCGTATAGACATCAAGTACTACTGATTAACTTTATCCATGATGCTATTTACTTACTAGTTGAAGAAAATGCAGAAGTCATAGAATGGGTTAATGTTAACTTGATTGAATGTATGGTGGACTCAGGTGACTATCAAATACATGGTAATAAAGAAGTACCTATCCTAGCTAACTTAGAAATAGGTAAATCGTGGGATAAGCAATTTGAATTACCAGTTAATTGTAGTGTCACTGAGATTACAAGAATATTAAAGGAGAAAGTAAATGAAAGTAAAACCATGCAGTAAAATATGCAAGGAATGTGGATTTGTTAAATCAGGTGCTACTGATACTCTATATGCTGAAACCTTTGATATTGTAAAAAATGGTGTGGTTTTTCCATGCCACATGTACCTTAAAGACCATTCTGGTAATGAGTCTTATGGTGCAGAGAATTTAACAGAGATAAAGGTATGCAGAGGATATGTAACTTACATGAAAAAACATAATTTAGCTGTAATTAAAACCTGGGATACTAAGTTGCAAAACTTTTGGTTCCAAGAGTTATTAGATGAAATTACAGATGAAGAGATGGCGGATGTTTATTACCCAGAAGAACTTATTCAGGCTCATAAAGGCTTGTCTACAAATATAAAATTAAATAACCCTATTGGAGGGCAACATGAATGAAAAAATGATAAAACTTACAGCTTTGATAATATTTGACATACTAGTAATTATGACTCCGTTATTAATAAATATAAGTCCAGGGTTAGTTAATGGAGTTGCTATCTTTATGTTTGTAGCTTCACTATTAACACTGGTAACTATTGTATTTAATAGTAAAACCAGTGATTTCCACACTGGACTTTTAAAAGAAGCAAAGATGAAACCAAAATGGTGGAATGTATATGATGTTATTACAGATGTACTATTCATTACATCTTGGTCATATGTAGGATGGGAGAGTTTAGCAGCAGTGCTAATTGTAACAAAATTATTTACGGCTATTAAATATCCAGATTATTATGCAAAAAGAGGTAAACAAGATGATTAAACCAGAAAAAATATATAATAAGAAACATATAGGTGAAACATTCATGACTAACGAGAGGTATTACTGTGAGATTGTAGATGGTAGTACTAAAAGGGGTTACTGCACTATAAGGATTCGTAGTTACATAACAGAAGCTCTGATTGGTAATGTTAAAAAAGGAAAAATTAAGTACCCTTACTATCCTTCATTATATGGTATTGGTTATCTTGGTGTAGGTAAATATAAAGCATATATGAATAGCAAGCCTACAAAGGAGTATAAACTTTGGACGAGTATGCTGCAGAGATGCTATGACAAAAAATATCAAGAGAGACAGCCAACCTATATAGGTACAACTGTAGACAAAGCTTGGCACAACTTTCAGGTATTCGCTGATTGGTTCAAAAAAAGTAACTATCAGGAAGATTGGCAGCTAGACAAAGATTTACTGTCATCAAAAAATATTAAAATATATAGCCCAGATACCTGTATATTTCTACCCCAAACTTTGAATAATTTCTTAACTGACATTCGGAGTAACAACGTTAGTGGTTATACTGGTGTAAGTTTGGACAAAAGAAAAAATAAATGGAGAGTATGTATATCTGATGGAAAAGCAAGCCGTATACATCTTGGGTACTTCAACTCAAAAACAGAAGCCTCAAATATATACAAAGCAGCCAGAGTAGAGAAAGCTTTAGAATGGCAGGCAAAGATGAAAAATATTCTACCTACACAAGCTATTAATAATATAAAATAAAGGGAACAAAATGATTAAATACAAAAACAGTACGGGATTACATCCGTTCGTGTGTGCCATGTTAGCCTACAACGACTATGACTACACAAATGACCCAACAGTTATAAGTACAACAGCTCTGATGAAACCTGTAAATATGGTCGCCTTAGAACGCTTTAATGCTGGCTGTGATAAAGAGGTAGAGGTAGAAGGTTTAGTGGCATCCGTCATGGGGAGTGCCGTACATAGTCTACTTGAAGTAGCCCTTGACTCAACTACAGATGACACTTGGTTACAACTCGGTGTGAAAGCTGATGAACTAACTATTGAGCAAGAAATCCGTAAAGCAGTGAAAATTGAAGGTACAGATTATACTCTATCAGGGAAGTTTGATGTGCTATATAAGTATAGGGCAAACCCTTGGAGATTAGCTGACTTAAAAACTATGTCAACTTGGGGTACAGTACTATCTGGTAAAGAAAAAAATTTAGAATTTACTAAACAACTTTCAATTTACAGATGGTTGAACCAAGATAAAGAGATTGATGATATTGCAGAAATCTTTTACTGGTATACAGACTGGTCCAAAGTTAAGGCTCGGCAAGATAGTAGCTATCCACAGTCACGAGTAGGTCACTTCGAGATTGCATTATGGACTCTGGCTGAAACAGAGCAATTCATTAAGGCACGCTTGTTTGAGATAACTAAAGCTTTAGAGAGCTTAAAACGTACAGGTAAAACTGGCACAGTTTGTCAAGATGTAGATTTGTGGCAAAGTAAAGCTAGTTGGAAATACTACAAACCAAATAAGCAAGGTAAGATTAATTACACTAGAGCTACAAAAGTATTTAGTATACATTCTGAAGCAATTGCACACATGGCTAGTAGTGGAAATGTAGGTGAAATCAAGGAGTTCCCAGCAATGATTAAAAGATGTAATTATTGTTCAGTTCGTGATTTTTGTGAACAGTACCCAGTGTATAAAGCAAAGGGGCTAATACCCGACTTGTGAGTGTAGTATCACTGACATAGTAGTAATATTAAATAAAAAGGAAAAATGATGAGTGTAGAAAGCGACAGATTTGTAACTAGAGTACAAGATAACCGTGGAAAAATTAAGTCCCAAAGGCATTTAGATATGTTACATACAATTTGCCTAATGGGTAGTGATGCAAGTAAAGCTCAAGCTGAGCATAAAAAGATGCTTGGCATTGCTTTTATTGAGTCGGTAGTTGTACAGTTAAGTGAAGTAGAACAAGAAATGTTTTGGGAAGACTTTATGGACTCACCAAATCAAAAAATAACAGATGCTAGGCTACTTCTTTTGAGGTATGTTTAGTGAATTTAAACAGGAGTATATGATGGAACCATTAGATACAAGTGAAGTAACAGAAATAAAAAACGCAGCAATAGGAGGTCTTAAAACATTTGCAGATGTAAAGACAGATTATGGAGTAGTATTAATACAAGGCAAGTTGTATTATGGGTGTCACTTACGTGGTACACTTACAGAAAAAAGCAAGACAGCATTTAGTGTACTGTCTTCTTCAATTGATGATGTAGCTGATGTTAAACTAGATACTTTTATCTTTGGTCAACTACAAGATGATAAACTTACTTTAGCAGAAATTGAAGCTGCTGAGTTGTATGATTGGTTCTTTAACTCAAGTGCTTCAGCAACACTACCTGCTTTGTCGAAAGATGTAAAAGCAATTGTATTGAAAGATATTAATAAATGGAAAGGTATGTTTGATGGTCTTAAGGGCAGTTATGGTACTTTTTCCCCTATGTCAACATTGTCTGATGAGTTAACACAAGTAGTTATTTCAAGTAACCAGTATACAGAAATGTGTAGTCAGTTGGAAACACTCGGTACACAATTAGCTACTGAATTAGCTAAAATTAAAAAAGAACTACAGGGTATTGGACTTGATGGATTTATTGAAAGATATGCATTTAAAGAGCATGTACTTGTATCTGGTCCAAGTGGTGCATCTAAAACATACACTGTTGATAAATATGTACGTGAAAATGGTCATACTAAAGAGTTTATTGCTGGTCATGAAGCTATTGAGTCAACTGACTTACTTGGTTACCCTATTCGTCATATTGATGGTTCATTTGTATGGATGGATGGTCCACTTACTGCTGCATTTAGAAATGCTATGGTTGAAAAAACTGTATTATTCATTGATGAACTTTTACGTATACCATCTAAAGAACTTAACATTCTTGTAGGTGCATTGACACCAAATTCAAATGGTGAGTTCGTTCTTAGAACCAATAGACTTGTAGACATTGAGCATGGTATTGGTAAATCAGAAACTTTAGTTGTACCTGTGGCAAACCTATGGGTAGTTGGTACTACAAATATGGGTGGTAACTATGATGTAAATGAAATGGACCTTGCATTAAATGACCGTTTTATGATTACTGATGTAACTATTGAGCAAGATACAATTGATATTATTATACAAGCTTCAGATAGTAACAGCCTTGGTGAAATGATACAAAATAAGCTATCTAAACTATTCCAATTAGTTAATAGTCTGGTTGCTGCACAAGAGCTTACTTATAATATGAATATTCGTCATATTACTAAAGTACTCAGAAATACTGAAGATGTAAAACATATCAAATCTTACTTGCAGGACTTGGCTCCTCAAATTTGTAGTCGTACTACAGAAGGTAAATTAAATGCATCTGAGTATCAAATCTATAGAGATACTGTAGACTCTATATTCTAAAGGTTATATTATGGAAGAAATAAACGAACAGAAAATGTTGTTCCAATCAGCAATACGTAAAAAGATATTTGCTGATTCAGAGCTTATGAAAGAATCATTACAGAATTCTAATTTTGTAGTTTCTAAACAATTTCCTACTCAAGTAATTATAATTGATGACAGACGTTATGTACGTGTAAATGAAGCAGACATTCATGAAGATTCTATTGATTCTTTACTATCTACTATGTTAGGTATTGATGAATTTAGAGATGAAGATATTGACTTAAATACGGTTTTACAAAAATCTATTAAGTTAAATCGTGAAATGGATGCAGTTGATTGTACTAAAAATTTAATTGAGGTTGATGACTTCCAAAATATTACAAATTTAGATACAATTCCCATCCAAAAACAGATTATCGCTGTAACGGAAGAGGAGAAGGAAAAAGAACGTGGTGAAACTAAGCAGGATGAGGAAGACGGTGGGGATGTGACAGAGCAAGCTAAACGTATGTCAAATGCTATGGATGCTTCTAACTCACCTACAGATGATGCAGAGGGACCACAAATGTCTTACCAAGTAGAGCAGGAGTTAGAACAAACACTAGCCGAGGTTAAAATGCATAAGGGTAAATCCTACTTTAGTTCAGATGAGTCAATGTTTAACCTAGAGGAACTCAATGAGCTAAAAAAGCAGGCTAATGTATTACTTAAAGCTTTCAGAGGAGCTAAAGGTAAAACTAAACGTCTTTCACCCTCAAAGCGTATTTCTGCAAGAGATATGTCTATGGATAAAGATAAAGTGTATATCTCAAAGTTTACAGGGCAAGGTAAATTTATTAACATGAATTTTCTAATTGATTGCTCTGGTTCTATGCACGGTTACCCTATAAGAAACGCAGTTGCTATTGCATATATCTTTAACCAACTAGCAAAGGCAGGACATGTAAAAATGACTATCTTATATAGTGAGTCCAGTCATAATCATAAAATTGTATTACCTGTTGAAGATTCTGAAATACTAGGATTATATTTAACTGGAGGTAGTGAAGGATTAACTAGAACTATCAATCAGCACGTAGACTGTATTAAAAATACAAATATGATTTGTTTAACAGATGGTAATTTAGCTGATGAAGGTATTGATAAGAAATTCTGGGATAAGAACAGAATTGTCAGTACAGGCGTATATGTAAATAAAAAAGCCAAGAAACTGACTGAATACACAGGAAGTCTAAGTAAATGGTTCAATCATTCAATCGTAAGAAAAGATGTAACTGAACTCATTCAAGCCCTAGTAAGAATAGGATTAAAATAAAAAGGAGATAATATGGATTTTAGTAGTTTAAAGCATTTTGAACCAAGTGAACAACTAGTCACTGTGCTTAAGAACAAAAATCAATCTAGTGAAAATTTATTCTTTAGAGTAATGGTTGCATACTACTTCACGAAAGTGTCGAGTATCATGCGTTGTTCTATCAAGACTTTAGATAGAGGTGTAATACCAACAAATATGTATGCTCTAAACTTAGCTACCTCAGGGTTTGGTAAGGGTAGAAGTATTAACATCATTGAGAATGATATTCTTAGTGGTTTCAAAAACAGATTTATGGACGACACATTACCTAAGATTGCTGATAAAAATTTAGCTAAGATTGCAATTGCGAGAGCGACAAAACTGGGTGTTGACCCAGATGAAATGTATACGAAGATACTATCTGAATATGCAAATACAGGTGCTTACCTATTTAACTTTGACTCAGGTACAAGTCCTGCTGTTAAACAATTACGTCACCAATTACTTTTAGCTGGTGCAGGTTCTATTAACCTTGAAATGGATGAGGTTGGAGCCAACTTTAGTAACAATCTTGAAGTACTTAATACTTTTATTGAGCTGTATGATGTAGGTAAAGTTAAACCTAAGATTACTAAATCAACAAAAGAAAATGTTCGTAATGAAGATATTACTGGGGCAACTCCTGCTAACTTACTCTTATTTGGTACACCAAGTAAACTTTTAGATGGTGGAAGAACAGAAGCAGAGTTCTATGATATGTTGGATATGGGTTATGCTCGTAGACTACTATTTAGTTATGTTTCTAAAACTGAAACTAATACAGGTATGTCTGCAGAAGACTTATTTGATTTAATGACTGATACATCTACTGACTTATTTATTAAAGGTCTACATGATGAGTTAGAGGACTTAGCTGAAGAGAAGTACTTTGATAAACAGCTATTTATTGATAAGCCAACGACTATTGAGTTAATTAAGTATCAACAATACTGTCAAGAGAGAGCCAAAGATATGAGAGAACATCAAGAGATGGAAAAAGCAGAGATGACACACCGTTATTTCAAGACTTTAAAACTCGCTGGTGCTTATGCATTCATTGATAAATCTCCTGACGTAACTTTGTTACATATACAAGCAGCTATGAAACTTGTTGAAGAGTCTGGCTTAGCATTTGAGTCAATACTTAAACGTGAGAAACCTTATGTAAAATTAGCTAAATATGTAGCAGATGTTGAAAAGGAAGTTACTCATGTTGATTTAGTGGAAGACTTACCATTCTATAAAGGTTCTGAGAGCCAAAAAAGAGACTTACTTAACCTCGCCATTGCTTATGGGTACCGTAATAATATCATTATTAAGAAATCCTATGTAGATGGAATTGAATTTCTCAAGGGTGAGTCACTACCTGAAACTGATTTAGGTAAATTGACAGTGTCTGCAAGTAAGGGTATTGCGTCTGGTTATGGTCATGATGTTGTATCATTTGAACAACTGAAAGACTTTGTTACTATGCCTGGGTTACATTTTACTACCCACCACTGGCAAGATGGTAATCGTAATAAATCTAATCTTATACCTGGTTTTAATCTAGTAGTCCTGGATATTGACCATGGTATTAAGCTAGACATTGCTAGAGGTTTACTGGAGGATTATACATATATTATGTATACCACTAAACGCCACACAGAGCAAGATAACCGTTTTAGAATTGTTCTTCCACTGTCTCATACTATTAGTCTTGGTTCAGATGAATATAGTAAGTTTATGGAAAACGTATTTAGTTGGTTACCTTTTGAAGCAGATGAAGCAACAAAAGATGTAGCACGTAAATGGATGACAAATCCAGGTGAAGTACATTCTAATGATGGAAAATTATTAGATGCTATGCAATTTATACCACAAACTAAGAAATCAGAAGAGATGACACTTAGGCGACAACAAGTTAGTTCAATGTCAAATCTTCAAGCGTGGTTCTTCCGTAAAATTGGTGAGGGTAACAGAAATAATATATTACTTAAATATGGGCATGTGCTTATAGATAATGGTTATGATATTGATTCTGTACGTAATGCTGTTATTGATTTTAATAATAAGGTTACAGAACCTCTCCCTGAGGAAGAAATACACCGTACTCTAATGATTACTATTACTAAGCGTATGGCTGAGTTAGGTAAACTTTAATACCTATGGACCAATATACTTGACTGTCCTTAAAAAAGCTAGTAAATTTTATAAACCTAAAGGAGCAATATGTCTACAGAAACAGTTAATGACGATTTAGTCTTAATATCTGGAGCATCTGCCACTGGTAAGTCGGCTAGTCTAATGAACATAGCAAACCCAGAAGGGGTAATGTACCTTAATTGTGAGAGCAATAAGAAGTTACCTTTTAAGAGTAAATTTATGGAACTTACTATAATTGACCCTTACCAAGTATATGAAGCGTTTGACCATGCAGAAACTCTGCCTGAAGTACATACGATTGTTGTTGATACTTCAACTTATCTAATGGATATGTTTGAAACACAATATATTATTGGTTCGGCTAATGGACAAAAAGCTTGGGGTGATTATGCACAATACTTTAAAAGATTGATGCAGTTCTACGTAGCCAAGTCTACTAAAAATGTTATCGTTTTGGCTCACACTAAACAAGTGATGAATGAAGCTGAAATGGTACTTGAAACTAAAGTTCCTGTTAAAGGTGCTTTAAACAATAATGGTATTGAAAGTTATTTCAGTACAGTTATTTCGTGCAAGAAAATGCCCCTCAATAAATTGAAAGATTTCCAGAGTGAATTGCTAACGATTACTGAAGAAGAGGAAATGTTAGGTTACAAACATGTATTCCAAACTCGTTTAACTAAAGATACGGTCAATGAGCGTATGAGAAGTTCAATGGGAATGTGGTCCATCAAAGAAACTTACATTGATAACAATGCACAGTTAGTGATTAACCGACTTCACGAATTCTATGACTAAATAAGCACTCTCACGAGGTTTAAATTAGTAAGGTGACTCATTTACTGAGTTTAACATTACAGAGGCTCCTAGAGCTTCTTACACACATAATCAAAAGGAAAATTTATTATGGATTTATTTAAAAAAGACGCTTCAATTGAACAAGAAAAAGACACACTAGGCGGTGGTGGTTTCGTATGGGACACTGGACTTTATGACGTAGTTATTGACTCAGTGTACATGGACCAATCAAAAGGTGGGGCTTACTCACTCAACTTTGTATTTAAAACTGCTGAAGGTAAAGAGTTAAGAAATACTCAATATGTAACATCTGGTGCTGCTAAAGGTACTCGTAACTACTATGAAAAAGATGGTAAGAAACACTATCTACCTGGATTTACTGCTGCAAATGATATTGCCGTTGCTGCAACTGGTAAAGAACTTTCTGCACTTGAGATGGAAGACAAAATCGTTGAGATTTACGACTTTGACCTTAAGAAGAAAGTACCAACTACAAAACCTGTGTTCATGGAAATGATTGGTAAAACTTTTAAACTTGGTGTTCAAAAAGTTAAAGAGTACAAAAATATCAAAAATGATGCTGGTGCATATGTCCCAGGTCCTGATATTAAAGAGTTCAATGAGGTAGCTAAATCATTTAACAACGATGGTCTTACTTCTGTGGAAGCTAAAGCTGGCATCACTGAACCAGCATTTGTTAGTAAATGGTTAGAACGTAATGGTGCTGACTTTGTTAAAGACAAAACTAAAGGTGTAACTCCTACTGCTGGTGGTGGAGCTTCAGGTATGCCTACTGCAGGTACTGGTGCTGCTCCTTCGTTATTTAACAAGTAATAAATGTGAAAGCCTTAGTGCTTCCCATTTACTATACTAAGTATTACAAACGTGGAAAAACCATGAAGCGTAAAAACAAGGATGGTAAAGTCATAACTAAGGTTGTGATGGAGCATACATTCCTTGTTGGTATGAATTGGTATAGAAATTCTGACCCATTTACAAATAATGAGGTTAAGACTTGGTATGCTGAATTGATTACAAAACAGTTAGGTGAGAATCCAGACTTGACTGAACCTTTTCAGTATACTTTAAACTTGAAGTTGTATTATTCTAACCCCAGTTGTGATGGCTCTAACATATTTGCCCTTATGGAGAAATATGCACTAGATGCTTTGCAAAAGTTAGGTTGGGTAAAACAAGACAATGTGAAATTTCACATAGGTACAACTACTGAAGTAGTTGGAAAAGATAGTGGTAACCCTAGAGTTATTGCTGAAATAATAAGGAAATTAGATGACTAAGTATAAAGAAATACTTATAACTCATGTAACTAGCTTAGATGAACAGTTACGTAAGGTTGTAATGGAATTAGCTAATACAACTGATTTTGAAAAAGACAGAATAGATATTTTATCTCAGATGGGTCTTATTGGTAAATTCAATTCTGACTTGGGTGACATGCTTATGAGTAGTATATCTAAAGAGGTAATCATTAAGTTTGTTCAGGAATCACCTGAAGATATATATCAGGTAGAAGTATTAAAAAGTACATCTAGCAAACCTGCAGGTAAGTCTGTGGACCCAATTACAGAACTAGCTAATCAACTTGAAAACTTAACTGCGGTTACTCGTGAACTAATAAAAGCTCAATCATGAAGGTGATATTAGAAGAAGCAGAGATTCAAGCTGCAGTTAAAGCATACATGGGTACTGATTATGCCGTCAAGGACATTAAAGTTGTTGTTGGTAGAGCTAGAAGTGCTACACGTATTGAAGTTGAAGTTGAGAAAACTACTCAAATTACTACAACAGCTACTGTTACACCTAGTGTAACTGAACCAATAGAAGAAGTACCTGCTGAGGCTAAACAACACTCAGGTCCTATCTTCTCAAAAATTGAGGAAGAGTAACATGAATATTGAAAATACTGTAGACAATGAGTCAATTGTTAATCTCAAAACTCTGATGGATAAATGTATAGCTGAGATGAACTCTTATTTAGTGACTCCAACGAAAGCTAGAAGTTTACGTATCAGAAAAATGACTACACAAATTGGGAAGAATGGTCAATTCCTTAGAGCTGAGCTTATTGCCTTAGATAAAGACGGGTACTAGTATGAAAGCTTGGGATGAATTACCTCGATTTAGTAGAGAGTTATACAAAGCTACCTACTTTAAAGAGCATGATGACTTTGAGTCTTGGTCACATAGAATATCTCATAAATATGCTAATGATGAAGCTCACGGTAACCGTATAAAGTCTTACATCCAAAGAAAATGGTTTCATCCATCAACACCAATTGCCTCTGATAGAGGTTTACCAATCGCTTGCTATGTTTCACATGTAGGTGATAGTAATAAAAATATCTTTGACTCATATCATGAAGGTGCCTGGTTAGGTGCTCTTGGTGGTGGTCGTGGTGTTTATTGGGGAGATGTTGGTGCTCAAGGTAGACCAATTGGTAAGTATGATAAACAATTTACTTGGCAAGAAATTCAAGACAATGATGATATTCCAAAAAGTCCTGGTGTAGTACCATTTCTGGGTGTATCTGATAGAGCAACCTATGCAATCTCACAGGCAGGAACTAGACGTTCTACTGAAGCTGCTTATCTACCGATTTACCATGCAGATATTCTAGCATTCAAGGATATTCGTTTAGAAACTGGTTCAAGAGATAGACGGATGCCAAACTTACATCACGGTATAGCTATTACAGATGATTTCATGAGAGCTGTTAATTCACTAGGTACTTGGGACCTAATTGAACCTCATACTGGATTAGTTGTAGATACTGTTGATGCTTTTGATTTATGGATGGATTTATTATTGATTCGTAAAACAGAGGCAGGTGAACCATATTTATTATTCATTGACACAGTCAATAAAGATAACCCTATTGAGTATACAAAAGAAGGTTATATGGTTTTCTCAAGCAATATATGTACAGAAATTGTTGGAGCTACTGCTCCTGATATGACTGCAGTATGTTGTCTTGCAAGTCTAAATGTTGAACAGTGGGATGACTATGCTGATGAAATTGAACAAGTAATGAAAGATATATCTGATTATCTCTCCAATGTATTATTGTACACATTGAGAGAAACAGAGGGTAGACCTGAATTTGCTCGTGTTCAAAAGTTTATTGAGGACACAATGGAGATTGGTATTGGTATTATGGGCTTAGGTTCATTATTTCAAAAACATCATATTCCATTTGAATCACCAATGGCTAAGGGCTTGAACCAACAAATTATGACTGCAGTGAAAAATGCAAGTGATAAGGTTCAGGCTGAAGTTAGTAAATCTGAGCGTTGTGGGCTTAGCAAGAAACATGATACACATAAGCGTAATTTACACTCAATAGCTATTGCACCTACAATGAGTATTAGTACTCTAAGTGGGTTATGTAGTTCAGGGATAGAGCCATGGGTTGCTAACAGCTTCACTAAAAAAGTACCTACAGGTAGTTATACTATACGTAATAAGTACTTAGAGCAGGTAATGATTAACCATATTAGTGAACGAGCTAACCAAGGGTTTCCTGAAGATACTAATTGGTATGAAGACCAGTGGAAGTCTATCAATAAGCATGCTGGGTCAGTTCAACACTTGCAATGGATGTCGGACTATGATAAAGATGTATTTAAAACTGCATTTGAGATAGACCAACGAGCAGTTATTAGTCATGCAGCTGATAGACAACGAATTATGATAAATGAGCAAGCACAGAGTATTAATATATTCATGCCTGCAGAAGTTACTTATGAAGAGTTGTATGCAGTACACATGATGGCGTGGGAAGAAGGCTTGAAGTCTTTATACTACTTACGTTCTGAACCTGCTATACAAGCTGATGTAGCACATAAAGAAAGACAACCAATTACGTTAGATGATGACGTATGTGTTGCCTGTACTTAAAGGAAAAATATGGAAGCATATATTGGAACCAAGCTTATTAATGCGAAAGCAATGAATAGATTGGAATATAATAAGTTTAGAGGTTGGGAATTACCCAAAGATGAGAATGGTACAGATGAGGGTTATCTTGTTGAATACACAGATGGGGGAGAAGTAAATACTTCAGAATATGAAGGTTATGTTAGCTGGTCACCTAAAAATGTGTTTGAGAAAGCTTATAAAGCATCTGGAGAATTATCTTTTGGTGCTGCTATTGAGTTATTAAAACAAGGTAGAAAAGTTGCCCGTAAGGGTTGGAATGATATGTTCTTATTCCTTGATACTAGTTCTACATTTAATGTAAACAATCCACCTCAACCTTGTATTATTATGAAGACTGCTGATGGTAGAGTAGTACCATGGTTAGCTAGTCAGTCTGATATGTTAGATACTGGCTGGGTAATTATATCATGAGTAATTTACTAAACCGCTCTACTGCACTACCCGTGTATAGAGAGGCCTCTGGGATGCACTATCCTTGGGCTGAGGATTTTACTAAAACATTGATGGATATGTTCTGGAAATTTGACTCAATTGAGTTAGGTAAAGATGTAGAGGACTTTGCTAAGGCTAGTCCTAAGGAGCGTTCAGACATTATCAACATACTTCGATTGTTCACACAAAATGAAGTTATGGTTGGTCATGGATATACAAAGCTTGCATCTATATTCAAACCAGAGGAAGTACTTAATTGGCTGAATTATGCCAATGGTACTGAAGTGACACATAAGATGGCATATAGTCTGTTTACAGAAACTGTATTACCAAACACAAATGTGTACACTGAGTTCCTTGACATTAATGTTATGGCTACTAAAACTACTTATCTTGATAAAGCTAAAGTACGTAAATGGGAAGACTATAAAGCTGTTGGTTTAACTGACGCTGAGGTAGACTTTGAATTTCGTAGAGCTGTAGCTAGGATGTTAGCACTATATGGAGGTGGGACTGAATTAGTTTCACTGTATGCCCAGTTTGCAATATTACTAGCATATCAGATGGATGGAAAGTATCCAGGACTATGTCAAATTGTGGAATACTCGATTAACTCCAACTAGTCGAGTTTAAAGAAATTGAATTGCTGGAAAGCCCTTAGAGCCTTGTAAACTACAACGTAACCTGTGAAGGTAAGCGTGAATGTTTGAAAATTACAAGGGTTGGGTAATCAGCAGCTAAGCTACTTACTATTAAGTTAAAGTAGAAAGTTCAACGACCATCGAAAACCTGTTTTCACAAGCAGAGTTAGTAGAGTACAGCCAAGTGGCTGGAAGCGGTTTCCTTCCTTTACGGGAAGATGATATGGTCTAGTCTTATGTGAAAGCATAAGCTGCAGGTAGAGCTGCGAATGTAAATTAACGACTTACATTGAATATAAACGAAGAGATGAGTATGTCCATGGTATGGGTAACTGTAATTTATTTCGTGATTATATTTCTGAGAACCAAGATATTTGGGATGATGAGTTAAAGCGTGATATTTATGGCGGTATGAGAGAACTTGTATCTTATGAAGAGGCCCTAGTTGATTATATTGACCCAGAGCATGTAGATAAAGATAAATGTAAAGAGTACGTTAGATACCAAGCAGACCAGGCTCTTAAAGAGTTGGGTATGAAGGCTAACTTTGATATTGAAGTAAACCCATTTCCATTTATGGAAGAGGTTACTGGTACAATACTTACTGATTTTTTCAGTGGTAAGGTAACAGCATATAGTCGCAAAATGCTAGGTACTAGAGAAGGTCTTCGTGCGAAGATTAAATCCAAATTAGGGGAACCAAATGAGTAAAACTAATGATGCAGGTGAAGCTACTGATTTATCAGTAGAAGAAACCCTAAAGCAACGAGGTAATCGTTATGGTGAATTTACTAATCACGCTGAGCTATCTCAGGGTTTAAAGAATATGTTTGTACAACACGTTAAATTGTTTGGACAACCAGAAAACTTTACTGATAGTATGATAGAAGCTGCTGAGATGATTATGCACAAATTAGCTAGGATTGCCAATGGTGACCCAACTTATGATGACAATTGGCGTGATATTGCAGGTTATGCACAATTAATAGTTGATGAGATTAATGCAAAATGACAGATGCAGAAATTTATAAAAAAATTGATGCGATAAAAATATCTGAGGCACCTATAGAAGTTAGAGAGAAAGCTATATTAGAATTAGAAGCTAGACTTAGTACTAACAACTCTTCTAATGTAGCACATCAACAACTTATAGATGGTGCACCAGATTACGATATTGATGATTAAAATATAAGGAACTAAGTCATGAACTTAAACCCAATCAAACAGATATATAAGTTTAACCAAGAAGCTGGTTTATTAGTGAAAGGTTACTCAGATGGACGTGAGTGTGCCTTCCCAATTGAAGAAGCTTTAGAAGGTTTTAATACTACTGAACTATTAGGGCAGTTACAAATGGAATCTGGGTCAAGCCCTAAGGACATCTCAAGAAAGATTATTGATTTAACTATCAATGGTACAGACTTAGAAGATGTAGATAGACTTGATAAACACTTAGATACTATTGTATTTGCTCTTGGTTCAATTTACAAACTTGGTCTAAACCCACAAGAAGCTATGAAAGCTCTTGGAATTGTAGCTGATGCTAATATGCAAAAGCTAACTGTAGGTACTGATGAAGAGGGTAAACAAATGAAACCTGAGGGTTTTATACCACCTGAACAGCAACTACAGAAACTACTTGATACTATCAAAGCAAGAAGATAGTTATAACCTAGGGTAACCTAGGTTTGACTCCCCCATTAAGTGTTAGTAGGTACTAGTAGTCTTACGATATAAAACTAACACCAGACCTTCAATATGCCCGTAACTCAGTTAGTAGAGTATCAGATTTCAAATCTGAAAGTCATAGGTGCAAATCCTATCGGGTATACCATCCATAAAAAGGTCCAATCATGTTAGCTTTATTTACACCAGGCAAGATAAAAATTGCTGTTAATGTATTGATTTTAGTAGGAAGTATTCTATATGAAGTCAACGCACAAAAGTATAGAGGGGCTTAGAAACCTCCCTATCCAAATACTTTTGTAGGAAATACTACATCTAATCCTAAGTTAGGAGTATGAAATATATTTCGTTCAAAGATATTAGCATCAAATATAGTGGAACCTCCCCCGATATTTAGCAAATCATTTAACATAATTGTGAACATTGCATTTACAGGGTTATTACGTAAACTTCTGAACATAATTCTCTGAATTCTTGATGTAAATCATATAAAACTCGTTACACCCGTTTGCTCTAGAAATCTAAACTCTCTAGGTATATTTACCTTATAGTCAATGAAGTTCTCTAAAGCTTCTTGTGCTGCAACATCACTCAATGCCTTCAACTCATCTGTAGAAGGTTTTCTCTTCTTGTCTTTAACAAAATTCTTAACCTTAACATCTATATTATTCTCATAGTCAACAACTTTAGCAACAACATCTACTGCCTGTACTGCTGCAGAACCTACTGCTACCATTGAAGTACCTGGCGTACCTAAATACTCTTGTATATAAGCACTAATGTCATCTCGCTCTTTAATATCTTTGATATGTTCACCCATCTCTTTTAAAGATGCTGCAATGGCTTGAGGGCTTGCTGCTTTTGTTTTTGACCCAAGTTTGTTAGCAACTGCTATTAATAGGTCTTCACCATTAACACCAAACTTACTAAACTTCATTATTGACTTACCAGCTATATTTAAAGACCCTTTATCATCTTTAAATAGGTAGTTAAGTAATGAAGAAACATCATTATGTAACCCAGATAATGTATGTTCATTTTTACTAGATAACTCAATCGCTAGTGACTGTATAAACCCATTAAAGTGAGCTGCTGCTAATGGATGGTTTTTAATATCATTCTCTAGCTTATTGATACGTTTTACTAATGAGGGTGTACTCTTAATTCTATTTTGAAACTCTGCTTGAAGTAGATTCTCCCTAATAGTAGTTAAGTCTGCCATATCATTCATAACACGCTTAGTTTTCGTGTAAATAACATTCACAGGAACATTACGACTCATAAGGTAAGCTACATTAGATATTGCATCTCTAGCTATCTTAGTTGGTGCTGTAATTACCCAGTGAATCTTCTGTAACAATACGGATTTCTTAAGAATACTAAAGGCTTTATTTAGAGTTGTACCAGTTTCTCCAATTTGGATTTCCTTATACCCCTCAACAAAATCTTTCATATCTTTACGAACCAAAGTAACTGAGTCACCAAAATCTCCTGCATCTGACTTAGCATGAGCTTCTGTGTATCTACCTTGTATTTCTTTAGGTAAATCAGCAAGTGTTACATCTTTAGGTAGTTTAATGTACCAAAGGTGTTCACCTTTCTTGATAGCTTTAACTATGTCTGCAGGCTTAGTCTTACTATCATAAGTAAACTTATCTACAATCTCCTCACGGATTGACTGTGTTTCTAATAGCATCATTCTATGAGTATATGCTTTGACTAAACTATATACTGGGTTTCTTACATAACCAAGAGTATCTAACTCTTTATTCGATAAGATAAGTCTAGCTGGTGCATCAGTATTAGTGACTGCCTTATTAGCTAGTGGGTCAAATTGCCCTGGCAGTGATAAATTAATATTTGGGTCCATCTTGAGATTTACACCTGCACCAGATTGAAATGATATATCTCCAGCATCTCTATAAATGATACCTGCCTCAGTCTTAGTAGGTTTTCTAAGTACTTTCCAACCTAATCCGCTAGACATAGCTTTATTAATATTACCAAGAGTAACAACTCTAGTTTCATTATTATTCTTAAATACCATGTGATTAAGATTACCTGTATGCTTATCTAATTGATAAGATATAGTTGCATCTAGCTCATTATCTAAAGACTTACTAGCAACAGAGATTTCATAAAGCTTAGTAAACATATCTGTATGCTTAGAGCTAGAGTTAATCTTAGTTAGTAAGCCATTGATATTAGGTACTTTTTCCATTGCATATAAAGCAGATAACTTACTTACTTTGTCAGATATACTCGCTGGCAGGTTCAGGTCTGTCTTGTACCCGTGCTTAGGTACTACTTTATCAACATAGTATCCAGCAAGGTCTTTGGCAATAGCTTTAGCATTTCTCAATTGACCAGCAGTTAACTTAGGGTCACTCTCTAAAGATGCTATCGCATCTGCAATAGTTACATTCCCTTTCAGTATATCAGTTAGCATACTTGGTTCCAGATTAAATAGTGGAGTTTCACTAAGTAATGCATGTAAACCTTTGATGTCATCTTCAGTATATACCTTAGTAATACCACGCTGTAATTCATTAATTTCTTTCTGCTCAAAAGAAGCTTTACGTTCCTCAGCATGCAAAGATGCAGTAATGATTTTATTCATTGCTTTATAGTCAAAGTTATCATCTAAATTCATATAGATTTTTAACTTACTAATCAATGTATTCTCATCCCACTGACGAGCTATACCATTAAAAGTATCTTTATAGATGCGTGATTTCTTCATCATTTTTTTATGATAATCTTTACCATTTAATTTATTAGCTGTAACATCAATAGATAAGTCTAGAGTACTCTGTATAAGTTTAGCCATCTTAGCATCTACATTAATAAATGCATCTGATATTGGTTTAGTAATCTTATCTACCCCCTCAGCTTTTTTATCTGAAGGAGAATAAGGTTTATAGTCGTTATTCAGGACATCAACGAAACCCAATTCAATCTCTGGACTTTGTTTTTTCTCTGAGTACTTAGCATCATGTAATGAACCAAGCAAGTTACCGTAAACAGTATCAAACTCATTAGGAGATAATCCTAACATTTGCATAAATGCAGCTTTGAATTTATTCCAAATACGAGTACCTACAGGCACTTGCTTAAGTTGTGCAACAAACTTAGGATTAGTAAGTCCAAGAGTTATAAACTCGTGTAATCGTTCTTTGTTGCCCATACCCTCTAATTTGTCAATTACTGCTGTAAGCTCTGGGTTTAACTTACCTTTTTGCTTGTAAGCATATCTGTATAGATTAGTTATTTCTGCAGCAAACTCACTATCAGTTTCAATAGCTTGAGCTGTTGCTGCGTGCACTACCTCATGTGCTATTTGTTCACTAGTATGATTAGAACCAAAGTAAATAGTATTACTACCTAGGTCATATTTAGCTTTAACACCATTATATTTTTCATCAATCACAATATTAACATCAGGATTTCTAGATAAGGCTACATAAGACAATTTAGCTAAGTTAGTATCTTTCATTCTACCAATAGCTGCTTTAACACGCTGCATAGTTTGTTCTTGATACCCTTTACTAGGTGTATCTAATGGTTCTACTTTAGTGTCTTCCTTACTTACTTTATTATCCTTACCTCTATAAGTACTAACCTTCTCAGCAATACTTGGTTTAACACCAAATGATGTATCAATAACAGTATTACCAATAGCTTGTTTCTTAGCTGCAATGATTTCTTTTAACTCAAGCTCAGTCTTAGCTATGTGAGCATCTACTTTAGCTCGTAGTGCCTTATCTTGGGTCATAGAACGTGCATACTTAAGTTCTCTAAGAGCAGCTTCTACAAAGTCATATTCTTTATTAACTTCAAGGATTTGTTTCTTATATTCTTCTTCCATAGCAATAGCAAAGTCAACTGTTGAACCAACACTATCATGATTAAGCATTAAGCCATTGGTGTAATCTTTGAATTCTGGTCTAGCATAAACAGCTTCCATTGACTTAACCAGTATTGCAGCATCTGTCATGTGTTGTAATAGTACTTTAATTGAGTTTAAGTTAGGAAAGTGTTTCTTAATAGTTGTAAGAGTCTTATCTCCAGTTTCAACTACGGCTTCATGCCATTTCTCAATAGTAGCACCAAACTCTTCACGAGCATTCTTGTAACCCTCATCAGTATCCATACCTTCAGTATCTAATGATGCTAGAGTGGGTACAATTCTAATTTGGTCATATAAACTACCCTCAGAAAATCTAATCTCTTCTAGTAGGTTATGCATATCTTCAAGTGCTTTAGATTGGTCGTTAAATAGTTTAGCTCCTGTTGACTCCTCAACAATACTTACTAGTTTATCTGCTACACCGTTCTTCTGTGCTAGTTTAGCAATTAGCTGTATACGAAGCTCATCACCCTCAGGTAAGACAGCTTTGCTATCAATACCCAGTATCTCACGCATTAGAGGTACTTTATTACTGTCAATTATCTTACTAGTTATTTCTTTACTAATCTCAAGTATATTATTATATTTAGCTTGACCATAAATAAACTTAGTAAATGGTAGTTTCATAAGGTCACGGGGACCATTAATAACACCTATATTAGTATCAATTATTTTATTCATCATAGCAAATACTTCATTGTCTGCAGAACCTAATGCATCTAGTGAATTAGGCTTTTTATTCCCTTGCTTATCAAGTTCTTTAATAAGTACATGTGTAGATAGTTGATACATATCTGAAAATTCTTCAGGTACCTCAGAAGTCTTAGAGTCATAAACTCTTTTACCTAATACTAAGTCTGCTACTACCTCTGCTGCTGCAGGAGTTCTACCACTAGCTTGAAGTACTGTAATAAGTGCCCCAGAAGCTGTAGCATCTGGTTTAACTAAGAAATGTGTATTAACTTCACCCTTATCAAAACCTTTACGGATGTCACTAATCGCATTGATATAGTTCGCTACATCCCAAGCAGATTTAGCACCTCTAATTGGTTCAGTACCTTTCTCCATATCTTTACCAATACCAAGAACTAGACCCAACTTATTAGCAGATTTATCACTGAATGCTTCAACGTATTCATTTAGTTTAATACCATCTTTAGTATTACTTTTACCGAGAATTTCATCCATAGATAAACCAGTTTCATCCATTAGGTATCCAACCATATAATCAATTTCTTTTTCATTAAGTGTTTGTACCTCTGGTGAACCAAGAATAGGACGAGCAAACGCTGCATCAGTCTGATAGTTCAATGTCTGCTCAAATACATGTAGTCTGTTTTGTACAGCAGTCTGGTATGTATAGTGTAAGTTTGAATCAATCAATGTATCAAAGTCATCAAATAGTCTAACTATTGGTAGGACCTTAGATATAGACTTACCAAACTGTTGGTTAAGCCCAACCATATCAGTCGTATACGTTTCATAAAGGTTAGTAGTATCTAGTGTACCAAATACAAATTTACTAGCCTTACTACCTGATGCATACTTAGCTATACCCATTAGGTAATCATTAGTGGTTTGATAAGTACTATCTTCTTTAATCATACCTTTTAACTCAGTAAGAGCTTCAGCAAAGAAACCTTGTATTTTAAGACTAGATTTTTGAGCCTGTGTAATGACTGCACGAGTTTCTTCTGTAGTTTCAATGTCTTGTATAGCCTCATTGATTTCTTGAGCTTCAGAGCTAGGGATAGAGCTATTAGAAGGTAGTACCAGTTTACTTACAGCTTTCAACTTACTAAGAGAAGTTTCAAGGTCTTCATTGAACTCAGTAATAGACTCATAAAAGCCATTATCAACTGATATATTATTTTCATCAACTTCAACAGTTGGGAATAGTGAATTAAGTGTTACAGTTTTAATACCAGTTACTAATTTAGTAGCTGTAGCTTTCTTAGAGTGTTCACTATACATATCAGGGGAACCATCACTCTTATGGAAGTGTCTATTAATTATAGCTCCATTCTCATTAATACTAAGTAGACCACGTTTTTCTAACATGGCTAAAGCTTGCTCACCAACTTTAATCTCTTGCTCAATTGCAAGTTTAACCCCCTCAGGGCTTTTAGGTATAAGTCTGTAACCTCTTGACTTAAGTATATCTCTACCAATAGTTCTCGCCATATTTGAATATGAAGTATTATACTGATGTTTACCACCAGTTATATCAGTCATATCATTACCACTATCAGTAATTTGTGCACGCTCATCTGTAGACAGTTTATATTTTAATACTAAATCCTCTTCTGATTTTTGTACTGACATTAAGTGGTTAATTGCTATTGCAATAGGTCGAGCCTCACCTTCAGCTAAATCACCAATACGTTTACCAAATGGGTTCTTTTTAATATAAGTTCTAAGTGTGCGTGTCTTATCTCGTACTGAACGGAAACCAGATAGTAAGCCTTCTGAACCAAATAGATTATCCCATTGGTTTGCTACTTCAGTCTTATTACCTGTAAGGAGTGTATGTAACATGCTGTCCTTAACCAGTGAGGCCTCATATCTAGTCTGCTTAACCTCTTTTTTACTGTTAAGTACTTTGACATCTGGTGTTATTTTTATAATTTGTACATCGTTACAAGCCATTTAGCATCCTTCATCTGTATTAATATCTGTTCCTGGTATATCTGTTACCACTTCAGTTTCTTTACCTTCAATCAAATCATTAAACATTTCTTTAACACTTTGATAAATTTCAAGTGAACTAGTATCACCATACTCTTTCTTAAATTTTTTGAACTGTTTCTTGAGTTCTATGTTACCCTTTCTCTTGGCAACAATAAGATTTGCTATTATAGTATTAAAATCTTTAGTAAGTTCTTTGCCTAACCCTGACTCTTTGATACTATCTATCTTGTCATTAACCTTAGTCTTGACAGTTTCCTCAGTCTGTTGTCTACCCTCAGGTGTTGTATTAGCTTTAACAGTAGATTTAGCTGACTCATAAGTCTTCTTAATAAATGCAGTAAATTTATCTTTAGTAAAGTCTGTGTTATCAAATTTCAAGTTATCAGGAAGTTTATCTAAGTAAGGTTGAACATCTTCTTTAGTTAAATTACCCATTTTAACAGCTTTACCAAACAACTTAGCAACGAATACTCGCTCGTTGAGTGTCATCTTAGAGTCTACTAGTTTACCAAGCTTACCTAATGCATTCTTTATATCAGCTCTAGTTGTAGTCTTGGCTCCACTAAGAATAGTTGTACCTGTCTTTACAAAGGCTTTTCTAACTTCTTTTGGGTCTACATCTTTAATATCAGACTTACTAAATTTTTCTTGTATATCTTTCAATAGCTTATCAGCAAACTTCTTACCAAAGTTACCAGAAGCTACAAGTATATTAACAGCTTCCTCAATAATAGGTACATCATCAATAGATATACTATCTAGGTCTTTACTAACATCTGCAACCATTTTCTGTGCAGTTTTTATAGTTTGTTTATCATCCTTAGTAGTTCGATTTTTATCAGTAGCTTTCTCATTCGGTTTACTCTGTTTCTCAGCCTTAGCTCTATCAGCAGCCTCTTTAAGTTTTTGTAATTTGTCTTTAGCAAAATCAACTATAGTTTCCTTCAATGTTTTATCAGGTGAATAAGTCTTCTTTACTTTTTTACGACTACTCTTAATACGTTTAGCTGTAGCTACTAGCTGTTCAGCTTTAGTCTGCTCTGGAAGTTTACGCATCTGTGCACGTAGTCTAGCTGCTTTACTTAGGTTTGGGTTAGCTAATATAGTTTTCTGCTTCTTAGCAGCAATATTTATAGCTCTACTACCCTCTTTAATAATTTCATCAAGTGTACCATTATCATACTTCTGCATTTCAACTTCAGCTTCTGAAGGTTTAGCAATACCAAGTACACGTTTAACAATACCTGCAGACTTACTATTTTTAGTTTGTCCAATATTTTTAGCACTGCTTTTAGCACTAAGAGGTTTAGCTTTTGACTTAGCATATTCAGAAGTTGATTTATTAATTGAACCAGCTCGATTAAGTTGGGCTTTTGCACTTTGGTAACTGACTTTAGTACCACCAGAACTTACTACCGCTGTAGCTTGCTTTTGTAGGCTTGTTTGAGCTGTGTTAAAGGCATCTTTAATCTTGGGTGACAAACTATCTGCATTACTAGCTAAGAATGCTCCTAGCTTCTGAAATGCACCTGCTCCTGGACTATTCACAATATCTTGTAATGTTTGTTTATCCATCTTAGCTGCAAGAGTTTCATCTTGACTAATTTTATCTAGTAAAGTATTAGTTTCCTCTGAACCAAACTGAGATACAAGTTGGTTAGTTCCACTATCTGTAGCCTGGGATGCTTCTTGCATTCTAGCTTGAGTATTCACCACTTTAGTATAATCATTATATTCAGGGTTATTATTAATAGCCCCTACGTCATTTTCGACAGCAGTAAGGTTATCAAAGTTCTCTTTAGCACTATTATAATTAGCGTCTAAAGTATCAATTTGATTTTGTTGGTCCTCTGGGTTAGCAAATCCTACATCAATATTTTTCTTAGGGTTATTATATAATTTGTTAAGCTTACCTTCTTTATTAAGCCCTTGCCTTAGTCCACTTAATTGGCTCGGTACACCCGTAACTAAACCTGCACCACCACCTAAGAACATAGCTGTTAGTGCTTCAAGGTTGCTACCTTTATTAAATACATCAAGAAAGTTCTGTGTATCTTTAGCCCCCCACTTAGCATTAACTAATTCACCCCAAGTTTGTACATACTCCTGTAATCCCTCTTCAGTCATATTTTTAGCACCAACTAAAAGTGTCTTAGCTACCTGTTTAGTAACACCAAACCTAGATGCTTTATCTAAAGTACCCCATAGTTCTTTTATAACTGGAGCTTTGCTGAATTTAACTATGTCTTTAAATGCCAGTTTATCTAGTGCGTTTAGGATTATATTTGTAGACCACACTCTTGCTGCAGTACCTAAAGTAACCTCACCACCATTAGCACTTAACTCTTCTAGGTGTTTTTGTGTTTGTATATTTGCAAAGTTAATAAGCCCTACATTCTTATTAGATATGTTTAATATCTTAGTATGTAGTGCTAACTGCTTACGTGCAGCAATTTTAGATGCTTTGACAGCTTGCTTAGTTGCTTTAGTACCTAACCCACTAGCTTTAGCTACTTTAAATGCAGCATTTCCAGCTGCTTGTACAGCTTTAACTTCACCTATACCAATGAAGTATGATGCCATCACTGGTAAACTATCAACAATAGTACCTGGGGCAGCTTTAAGTGCTGCAGTAGCTGCAGTACCGTAATTACCCTTATCAATGTTATCCATAACATTGGCTTGTTGGGCGTTAAGTCTGGTTCTATCATAACCAAAAGTTGCATCAGCATTCTTACCTGAAAATTGGTCAAAGAAATTTGTTGCAGTATTAAAGTCTTCTTGTGAGTAGAAATCACCACCAGTAGCATCTGACAGCCCTTTAACAGCATATGCCCCACCAGTAGTAATTAAGTCAGCAGTATCAGCTAGTAGTGATTGTGTACCTGCAGCAAATTGACGACCAAAACCATCTGAAGTACTAGAGTTACCATCAGTAGCCCCATAAAGTAATTCATCTAAAGTAGGTGCATTATCTGCTTCATATTGGGCAGTACCTTGTATACTAATCTTTTTAGCTTCAGATGCTTGTTGTAATAGTTTAGCTTTTTCTTGGTAAAGTGGTGCTAGGAAACTACCTGTATCAGTGCTAGCTAAAGCACCATTACCAATGTCAAATCCTTGTTCAGCTTGTGTACCTGTGCCTAAGTCTAGTCCAACTAGACCATTAGGGTTTGTGTCATTCATATTTGGTTCCTTTAGTATAGTCCGTGAGAAAGTTTTCTACGAAGCTGAGTAGGTAGATTAGAGTAATCTTGTAATAGTTTAATACGAGTGGCAGTTCCTATACCACTTATTCCTTCATCACTCATTTTATAGTATTTTTGTATTTCAGCTAAGGGTAGTTTAGCTTTAGCTTTTTTAGGTGCATAAACAGTTTTCTTAGGTGCAGTATATTTTCTACCTGCTCCATGACCACCACCTCTACTTGTTTGTACATTACCTTGTGGTTGGTTAGCAGTAACTACTGGTTCCTCTTCTTTATTAACATCTTTAGAAGTACTACTAGATTTAACATACTTAGCAAGCATAGTTTTATAAGCTTTACTATTAGTATATGATTTAACTTTTAACTTCTCAGCAGGAGATAATTTTTTAACTGCAGCAAGATAAGCAGTAGGCTTATTAACTTGTAAATCAGCTAAGTCACTCTCACCAACTTTACTCGTAGTACTCATTGCTCTACTAATAGAATCTGAACCAGTGAATAGAGGTTTAGTCTGTGGCTTTTGGGCTTCTTCCTTTTCCTTTTCCTTATTCGTAACTGTAAGAGCTTTATTACTACTTTGTACTTTAGATGCTAGGAAAGCAGATACAATCTGTTTTTTACTTTTACCAGTAGCACTAGCGTATAAATTTTGTACATCAGATAGAAATGATTTACTATTAATATTAGCTTTTTTAAATGCTGCTTCATAAGTTTTATATTTAGCTTTTAGAGCTGCTGCTGTATTAACACCACCACCACCCCTAACTTTAGTAGATTGACTATCATGACCAAATTTTTTCATTGCATTAGCAATGGCTTGCTTCTGTTCTTTAGTACCAGTGAAAATTGTATCTGGAGCTTGTGCATCACCTATCATACCCTCTTTAATCGCACCATTCATAAATGCTCTGTACTGTGCAGGTGTTACATTATACGTGTTTATATACTCTAGTTGGTTATTTCTAATGACATTTTGATTAATTGCTGTGTCACTACTGAGTGCAGCGGCACCTGCATCAAGAGGTCCACGAGTGTCATCAAATGTATTTAACCACTCAGCATTAATCTCTGGGTTATTCTTATCAGAAAATGTTGTATAACTACCATTAGCATTAGTTCTACCGCTAGTACCATTAACCGTGATGTTTGTAGGGGACTTACCTGAGTTTTTCAAGTATGCTTCCATCATCTTAACATTACCTTTAAATACTTCCGTAAGTACTTTTTGTTTACTCTTAAGAATAGCAGCACTAGGTAAAGCACCAAGTTGTCTATTGGCTTCAGCATTAGCTGCTGCAAGAGCAGTTGCAGGGTTAGAATATTTACCTGTAGCCATTAAGGCTTTGTAAGCTCTATCTACAAAACCCTTACGCTCAAATTGTTGACTAAGACCTTCTGGTAATGTATCATACTTATTAACCAATCCACCACGCATTTTATAAGACTTCATAACAGGTTGTTGTGTAGTTGGGTCTAACAGGGGGTTACCATCAGGTCCTGAAACAGCTTCAGTATAAACATCCCCCTGCACATCAGTATAGCCTTGACCATCAGAGTAAACTCTTTGAGCTTTCAACTGGTTATTAACTTCGGTTCGCAGATTTGTTTGCCCAACGTTTTTTTCGTTGTTAAATATATCACTAGCTTCTTGAGCGTTAACTTTATTACGGTCTGCACCTAAATCATATTGTGCTTGTTCAACTAATTGGTTACGTTTAGTAGTGTCCAATAAGTAAGCAGTCTGTAACTCTTTTTGCTTAGCATCAGAGGTCTTATTAATACTATCAACTAAACCCTTAGCCAAAGCACCTGCTTTACCAAATGACGCACTAGCCGTAGCCATTGCACTATTAACATCACTAAAATTTGCGTTGGTTTGTTGCCACGTCTGTGCTGCCATATTTTATCCTTATCCGATTGCTGAAGTGTTTACTTGTCTTGATTGAGCTGCTAATCTACTTGCTGCTTGTTGCTCAGAAGTTAATGTGTTACCTGCTAGTGCAAGACCAACATTATTTGAGTTAACAATATCATTGTTAATAAGTTTACCTTGATTAGCAATATCTCTATTGGTAGCATTCTTTTTAAATGCGAACTCATCTTTAGCTAAACCAAGTGCTTGATACCCAGTGTATGCACTCATACCTGCTGCAGCAGCATTAAATACTTGTGCCCCAGTTGACAAGTAACCACCTGCTCCAGTCCAACCTGGGTTAGATTCTATACTATTAATAGTACCATCCTTATTGTAAGTAAAAGTACTGTTACTTGGTAGTGTTAAACCTGGCTGTGCACCTGCATTAGTACTTTGTACATAATGAGGGTTCTTAACAGCTGTGGATGTTGTTGTTGTTATATCTTTAGGTGGAGCCATAGTAAATCCTTTTAGTTAACTGTAGTTTTAATTTTATAATTATACCCAATCTTTACTAGATTGTACCTAACCGTAATTGATTGCTTATATAGTCATCTTTATATATATTGTAGTCGAATAATGCATTAAACTCATACTGCATTGCACCTTTAGCCTGATAATAGAATGCATCAACACTTCTAAGGTAGGCTTCTGGTATCTCTTTATTTACCAAGTCAACTACACCATATGTGTCTAATACTCCACCCATAACGAGTAAATCCTCTGCTGCAGTGAATGATTGTAATCTTTGGTCTGCTTGTTGTGAAAATTGTTCAGACTGTGCTTGTACTTTATCCATTTCTACTTGGGTATATACTGCGTAAGCTTGAGTACCCATAACAACCGCACCTGCGACTCCACCGATAATTGAAGTAGCTGATGCTGTAGTTACAGCAGTTGTTAATTGTGATGCTGATAGAAATTCTCCTTCAGCATAGGATACACCAGTATATATTACTGTAGCAATAATGATTGCAGCTCCAACAGCTTTCAACCAGTCAGGTGCATTAGACTCCATCAGGAGTTTCATGGCGTACCCAACGGCTAGACCTATGGCGAGATTAACTATTAATGCCTGCAATATGGTTCCAATACTCGCACCAGTACCAACAGTAATTACGGTTACAACGACAGTTACAATGATTGCAATTATTTGTAAGACTAAGCTAAATGCTGAAGTTTTATACCACTTTAAATATGTGATAGATGCAGCATATATACTGAGTTTTAAGGTATATGGGAATATATTAGTTTGCTCCTGGAAATCAAGACTATCAATAAAAAAGAATGCAAGAGGTAGTTCAACACCACCAACAAGATTTTGACCTACTGAACCAACTTGTGTGCCAAGTTGCCCAGTTCTGTCTATAAAGGTAAGACCAGTAACAGATGTCATTATATATTCAACATAGTACTCTTCAGCCTCCTGCTTACGCATAACTAAGTCACCAACACTATTAGTAGCTGTAGTGATTAGTTTTTGGTAAGTACCGACAGGACCAATTGAACCAGCTACTACAGAACGAGTTTGTGTCTTCCAACCTAATGCTGTATTGTATGGCAGCTCCTTTATTGCAGCACTGTAACCACCAAGAGGTTTACCAGTTACCGCGTCTGTACCTTGGTCATTATATAAACCAGAGTCTTCAAATAATTGAGAGAAGGTTTCGTATACTAGCTTACTTATCTCTGGTGTGTTGTCAGATAAGTTAATACTAAAATGTATAAATGCATCAGCAACATTACCTATGTCAGGACTATCAGATATAGCGTCCGTCATTTCATCAAGGTCGACACCAACAGTTTTAAGTAGCTCCTGTGTTTCAAGATATGCCACACTAGTTTTATCAGCATTAGTATTAATGAAATTATTTCTCAGTACTGCAACAGGCATAAACTCAGAAGTACCATATACAGTAGCTGCGTCATCTAATACAGGGTAAGTACCAGTGCCAATTTTATAGAACCAATAGTACCAATCGTTATTACTAACTTCATAGTATTTTGCAATAACATATAAGTCTGGTACATAAGCAACTACACTAATTATACCACTAGAAACTACTACAGTAGTTACTGATGTCGTAGTAGCTGATACTGTAGAGTCAACTTCTGAGCCAATAGGTATACTAGTAGCAATTGTTGATAGTGTAGTAGTTACATCACTTATAAGACCAGATACATCACCAGTGGTAATAGTCTGCTCTGTGATTACTTCGTTACGATTATCTGTAGTTGCATCAATGTTAGTAATAGTAACTGTAGTTGTAGTAATCACATCAGTAGTAACTATTTCATTTAACTGATAACTAACATCATACTGGTCAGTTGTGTAGTTATAATCAATAGATGTAACATAATTATATACACCGTTAATTAGTAATTCATTAGTAGAAGGTTTAAACCCATTACTATTTTGCAACTGCCAAGCAACCCACGAATCTTTAGTTGGTTCATCTTTACTAGCAACAATTATTGTACTACTTATACCTAAATCAGTATCAAGAGCCGTCTTTGTAAGTGATAAAGACATTTTAGTGGTTCTGATATTAGTAGAGGGTAGACCTCTATAGTATGTATCTTTACCATAAGTATAATATTTCATGTACTTAGCACGCATCTCAGAGGCAACCTGGACGTAATGTTTGATTACACTACTGTTAGGGTCCTTTTGGTGATTTAGGGCTACTCCTACCATTGCTGCATTATATCCATCTATATCATTAATCACACGTTGAGTTATTACTTCAGTACTAATAATCTCTTCGTCCTTAATGCCAAGGAAATTAAATATCGCTTCAAGTATAGGGTGACCAATATACTCCCATGCATATTCTGTAACTACTACTACTGGAAATAATACGATTGTCAGAGCTGTACTAATAACATCAACGATTGTATTTACAATTCCTCCCATACTTACCTCACTTTTTTTAGTTTAAATACCTTAACCATATTAATAAATGTTCTAGGTCTATGTTGGTTATGTGCTATGACGACATAATTGATTTTACCACTATTATACAGTCTTAGACTTTTACCAGTAATCAGTGATTTAAACTGTAGCATGTTTCTACCATGTGGGTACATTATAATAGCTATATACTTAGATAAGTTAACTGCTAGAAGTAGTATTAGTAGAGCCAGAATGTCTTTAGGTATAGATAGACTACTTGCTACAAGCTTACCAGGGAACAGCTCATCAAATCTTAAATACATGAAACCTATTCTTACACCATTGTGGTTAATCGCATAAGCTAAACCTTGTGCTATAGATTCTTCCATATTAGCAGTGTATTCTACTACATCTTCTAGTACCTCACCAACAGCTTTAAGGGCTAACTGGATAGTAACTAGGTCATTAGGTATATCTGCAAGTGTACAAGGTACTTTTGCATAGGTGCCTCTAATGCTTGTGTAGGATACAGCTTCCATAGAAACCTCCTAAACCACTAGCAACACATAGAGTTGAACCAAGTACTTCAGGGTCATCAAGGGTCATACATATTTCAAGTAGTGCACTAGCTCCCTGTGTATGCCCAGTTGTATCTTTATAGTATACAGCTTTCCTATCTTTAACTAACTCTTCTTCAGCTTGGTTATTACTAGGTGTTCTAGTACCATGAGGTTTAACATTATCTATGGCTTTATCAGTGTCAACATGAGCATAAGCTTTACCTGTTGTTTGGAAAGGGTTCCTATCATAACTGTAGTGCCATTTAGTATCAGTTACTTCATTACTAGTTGGTTCTAATGTTAGAGTAACCATAGCAAATGCATCACCGCAAGTAAGAGGTATTCTATGCTCCTTAAATATTCTAAGAGTATTGAAACTAGTCCTCTCTTCAGCGATAATAATTACTTCTTCACATACACCTTCTTTAAGTAAACGCTCTGCTTCGTATAAAGCAAACATTGAGCTTGCACATGTGTTAGAATTTATAGATGCATAAACAACTAGTTCATTATTTTCCATCTCACCTACCCAGCGGTGTAAGCTATATGCAGTACTTTCTTTTACTAAACGCCCAGAAGGTTGGTGATTAACTGAACCAATATATCTGGGGTTCACATTTGTTACATCGCGGCTTTCTGATTGGTGTCCACTGAAACCACCTGTGAATAGTACAGCAGTAGTCTTAGTAAGTTTTGGTGCAGGAATACGAGCTATAAACTCTGGAGTGGTGTAACCTTCTCGTGAAAGACCTTCAATACCAATATAGTCATTATTATCTAGTGTAGGTACTAGATACTCACAGTTTTTTATAAACATTTGTCTACCAACTCACGGATAGTAAATGTGTTCCAGTCGATTGATTTGAATGGGTCAACATCTGCAGGTACATCAGCAAATATCTCATACTTAGTATCCATATCTAAAAATAGAACAGTAGTACCAAAGCTATCTAAATCAGCATCAAGTAAAGTACTATCTAGGGTAACTCTTGTACCTTTCTCTTCTCTAATAACTATATTAATATCAGCTAGTATGCCTTGTTCCATTTGGGTCATGTTATATTCCTAGTGGGTTAGTTGCTACAGTGATACCTAACTGGTCAAGAGCTGACTTAAGTGTACTATCAATGCTATCTACTTTAATTGAGTCTGGGATAGACTGTGCATCTTTTGCAACAGAATAAGCAACTGACCAACTGTCTAGTAACTGTTTAAGTAATTTGTTTTTAGCATCATCATCAAACCCTTGAGTTTGTCTGGTAATAAGTACTACTTTAGCAGCTTCACTATCAGTTTGTTTCTCAGCAATTTGTTGTTGAAGTACAAATCTCATAGACTCAGCAACTGCTGATTGCATTGCACCTAGATATACAGTAGAGTAATCAGGACCTTTAATACGCCCTAACTTATACTGTGCATCAATATGCTTATTAATAGTTTCCATCATATCATCAAAGACGCCATTACCTGTTACAACATTGTTTGTATCTGCTGTGACATTCTGAGTAAAATTTGTAAACGGTATTGCAGTAGCCATATTAATCCTTTTTGTTTAACTTAATAAGACCCACCTAAGTGAATCCTATAAGCTAAGCTCTCGCTACACCATCTCTCATTAGCTGAGACTGTTTTAGCTCTGCAAGTTCTGAAGGAGTTAATGGAGGAAGTTCCTGCACATTATACTTCTTAATTTCTTTTGGAACAGTAATTGGTCTACCTTGCTCATCTTTAGATTTAACTGTGATTGTACAGTTTTGGTTCTTAATCACATCTAAGTAAATCTTAGAGATATGCCATTCAACACCAAATGGTACAGTAATTCTTGGAAGACTTAATACAGCATTACTTACATGTAAGTATGGAGTAGTTTCCCAATCTTTCATCTGAGGGTCATTACATGTCAAGATAATTCTTGTTAATGCAGTTTGCTCTTTTCTGAAGTCAGCTCTAACTTCATCTACAGTTTTTTCACCCTTAGCTTGAACCTTGGGCTTCTCTACTTCTGGCTCAATCTCACCGTTTACTAACTCACGTAATTTGTCAGTTGAAATATTTTTCTTATATTCTAGACCCATTAGGTCAGCTCTCTCAAATAGAGATTCTCTTTCAGTTTGTGTTTGTTCAGTACTCATAATATTACCTTTTTATTTTAATGGAAAGGAGGGCGATACCTCCTTATCTAGTGTTTAACCTCTATAGGCAAGTGTGTCTTACGACTAAAGGTTACCCTTTAGCCATTGTAAGAACTTTTGCAATCCACTCAGAACGAAGTACTAAAGTACCTTGCCAGAATTGAATTGAGCTATAACCAATTTTCTCAAATGGGTCATTCGGATTTGCGTAAGTACCAGGCTTACGAACGATAATTCTAAACTTATCGTTAGACTTACCACTTGATTGGAACTTGATAGATGCAAATGCACCAGAACCAACTACTAACATTGGGTAAACATTGTATTTTGTACCATCATTTAAGTATGATAAATCTGCACCAACAGCTTCACCTTGACCAACATATTCCATCATCTCTGGAACTACAACGATACGGAAACCAGCGATTGCACCAACTTCACCATTAAGTGAATTTGTGTTGTTAGCCATGTACTTAGTATCAGCACCAGAGTTAGCATACTTCTCAACAGGAACAAATGCTTTGTTACCATGGTAATCAGTCATTCTCATAAGAGTAGGAATAAGTTTAGACCCAACGAACATGTAACGAGCAGCTTTGATATTTAAAATATCAGTGTTTCTTGAACCAACGATAGCTTTAGTGTCTTTAGGACATCTGTTATCATCAAGTGCAACACTTAGTTGAACGAAATCATTGTAAGTTACTTCTGAGTTAAGTAATGCACTAGCATTAAAACCAGTTGTAGCGATACTTGAAGCATCACCAGTGTAACGAATTGTACCAGCAGCATTCAACAGGTCTAATTGAAGTAAATCTTCAGATACTTCTCTTGCACCTCTAAGTGACTCACGGTTAATGTGCATGTGAAGTTCTTTATCTGTATCGAAATCCATAGAGTCTTTTGACCACTCATAGAAGAAACCATACTGAGAAATTGAACCAGATACTTCAATACGTTTGAAACCAACACGGTTTTTTCTACCACCAGTTTCAGTAAGTGTTGGAAGTTTTCCAGCGATTACACCAGGGTCTTTACTTGAACCATAAAGGTTACCATTAGCACTTACTACACCAGCAGCATCAATACCTTGGTCATTGATATTTCTATCATCAAGTAAAGGAATGTAGTGAAACTTTTTCATAGTTTGACCATAATTCTTTGTTAGTGTTTCAACATCACCTAGTGGTGAAAAATATTCAGCTTGTGCTGAGTCAATAATTGCTTTTCTTTTGTACTCGTAAGTATTAAACTGTGCTCCAGTAGTACTATTCGTACCATCTCCATAAACTATACTCATGTGTTATCCTTGAATAAACTTTGCACCAGATTCCATTAGCTTCATGAATTCATCATCACTCAACTTAGTTGGGTCATACTCTTTCACTGTATCAGCTTTTGTCTTCTGACGTACACCTGCTTGCTTTCGCTTCTCATTGAGAGCAGGGTTTTCTGTTTGAACTTCGGATGTACCTTCAACTTTTGGTTGAGGTTGAGCAGCAGCTTCTTGTTGGCTTAAGTTAGTTACTATAGCTTGGTATAGAGCTAAATCATTTAACCCTTGGTCCTTACCTAGTAATCTTGACTGTTCCATCATAGCTGATACTTGCTCGAATCTACCCATAGCTACTTCTTGATTAAGCCCAACAATTAATTGAGGGTTATCAAACATAGCTTGTCGGGAAGACTCATCCCATTGTTCCGACACAACTTTAGATGTAGTTTCAAATTCTGGTGTATGTTCAATTGCACCAATAACTTCTTCAAACTCAATTTGAGCATCAGGAATTGTATGGTCAGTTGGTACATATCCAGCATCTTCATCTACATCAATATCTAGTGGGTCTAATCCAGCATCCTGCAATGCTTTCTTAATAACCTCTGGGTTACGTGCTCTGAAGTCTAACATTTCGTTAAGCTCATCATCTGTAACATCTTTAAGCATTTTTACACGCTTAAGACTTGGTTTAAGTGCAGCAGTCTTTTGAGCATAATTACTCGCCATCTGTAATGCAGTTACCAAATCATCAGGACTCTTAATCCCTGGCATCATTTTGCCATTTGCTTTGTAATCAGATGTGACTTTCTCAAAGAAAGCTTTGTAGTCAGTTTCATCAGTAGTTTCAGGTTTACCACCATCTGTGTCATCTTCTGTGTTAACTTCATCTTCATTCACGTTGTCTTGAGATGCAGGTTCAAGTACTTCACCTTCACTACCTACAGTATCCGTTCCTTCTTCGTCAAGGTCTGTTTCTGTTTCTGTGTGAGAGTCAAGTTCAGCAGCTTCTACTGTGTCCTCAATAACTTCCGTGTCTTCCTCTGTCTGAGCATTTTCAGCAGTAGGGTCTTCTTGAACTTCCTCAACCTCATCAGGTTGGTTGTTCATGTGATTATTAAACTCTTCATCTGACATAAGGTCTATGTTATCAGACATAACTTACTCCTCATCTTCTAAGGCTTCTTGAGCAACATAAGCTTCGTTGTCACGAATAGTTTGTTCCCCAGCCATTGAGTTCTGAGCGACTTGAAATGTGTATCCAATAAAACTATTTACACCCTTAAGTAATTCAACAAGTTTATCTGAATCATACGCACCAGTATTAGTAGCAATTGCTTCACCTAATTCTTTTGGGTAGTCTTCCATAAAACCATTAGATACAATAAGTTGATAGTCTGGATTGTCAAGAAGTCGTTTAAGAGCTTCACCTTTGTCGATAGCAGCTTGTGCCTCTGTATTTGAGATTTCGATTAGTTCGAGTTCCTCATTTGTCATAATGTTTCCTTTTCGTTTCCTCTCTTGGTATAGAGAGATTTCATTTGGGTTTAAGAGCTTTTTTACAGACAGTCACTCTTTGGTCTGTGGAAGTATATCATAACTATTTACTAACCTAAACTAAAGCTAACCCGTTGGTTGGGAAATTAGGTAACCCGTTATCAGGCTTAGCCATCATGTCAAACGCTTTGTTATCCAGATTAGCCATACGTGTCTGTTCCATCTTATCAAGATTTTCTTGATGTTCAGTACCTTGGTCTTTACGTAAGAAGTCTAAATCTTGCTGGTCTGATTTGCTATTAATATTTCTAGCTTTAGCTGACTCAACTTGTGCTTTACCTTGTTTAATTGGCAAGTCATTTAAGTATGCTTGTGTCTTAGCTTTATTCATTTCAATTTCAGACTGTATTTTAGCCATCTCTAGTTGTTGTAACTGTTGAGCACCTTGGTCAGGTTGTGGTTGGAATGTCTTAATCTCTTGAGCTAACTCTGGCATATTACGTAATTTAGCTATCTCAGCCCTAATCATTCTTACTTCTGCTGGGTCACTAGACTGTGCAGTTGTTTGTAACATGAAAGATAACTCTTGAGCTTTCTGGTTATCAGCTTCAGGTGTAGAAATAGATAGTTTAAGGTCGTAGTTACCTGCTAAGTCATCACGTTTAATAGTTCTGAACTCTTTGTTTGTAACTCTAATTACTTCTTCATCAGATAAGAATACAGCATTCATAGCTACTATCTTACGACCAATCTCTTCGATACCCTTAGATAAACGTCTTAGGATACCTAACTCACGCTTAGATGCACTATCAAGTGCTCCTCTAGCTCCTGTAGCAGTAGAACCTAATGCAGCCCCACTAATACCTTGACTAAATGCTTTTACACCAGTCATAGACTCTGCTTCCATATTTTGTAGCTGTACCATATCCATTGCACTTCTAGGTATTTCAGGATACGTTTGCATGTGTATAGATGTTCTTGGGTCAAACCCTGGGTTGTAAAAGAAGTCATCACCATCTTGGAACTTTTTCGTATTAGCTGTATCAAGCATACCTTTTTGCATACCTTGCTGCCCATTAGCACTTCTACCCATAATATCAATCATACCACGAGTTACAGCACCTAGAATAGCTTGGTTGTCCTCTAGTAGTGCACCATCAGGCTCACCATATAGTGACTTACGTTTTGGTAAATACTGAACCAAGACAAAAGGGAGTTTTCCATCAGGGAAAGGTAGTTCCTCAAGTTTAATCATAGTTGAACCAACATATACAGCACGGATAGGCTTAGTAATACCAGTCTTATCTATATCCCAGTAACCAACATACTCGTAAGCAGTAAATTTTTTACGTGGAGCATCTTTAAAGTCAAAGCTAGTATTTTCTTCATCATTGAATAGCTCTAGGAACTTAGAGTCTGCAGTGTCTGCATCAATAATATTATCCCCAGTACCAAGAAGCTTATCTAGGTTTTTATAACTAGTATCTCGCTTAAGTTCAGAGATAGAAGTTTCAAATGGTGAAATTACAAATTGAGCCTTAGATATATCACCCTCACAAGTAGGGTCAATAACTAGCTCATCAAACTCACATACACGTAGAGTTGGGTGGTTATGTTTAGGTACAGTCTTCTTTACCTTTCTAGTTGCTATTTGAATTGGTTCACCACTCTGAAGTTTAGCCATAGCCTCTTCTTGTGTCATAGCACCTTCTTGCACTTTCTTAAGCATAAGCATCTGTGCCTGCTCAGGAGTAGCCATAACTGGTACTTCAACCATACGTTCTTCTTCTTCATACTTCCAGCCAACTTGTACTATAACAGTACCTTCATCAACACCTGTACGGACGTACTCATCAATGAATGCTGTCTTATCAAGCTTTATATTAAATTGGTAGTTAAGTAACATTTCATTATCTTCTGCACCCTCACCATCTTCATAGGTTCTAGGGTCTACATTGAATAAGTCCTTACTAGCTAGAAATGGCTCTGACAATGCAGCATATCTCCACTCAGCTTGCTTACGGATTAGTTTAGGTTGTACTTGACTACGGTTCTTAGGTAATTTACCCTTAAGTCTACCCTCAAGATTGTGTAAGTAACCCATAACTTTTTTTACATGATTAGAATGAGAAGCTTCAGCAGAAGTTAAATCTGCTTTTAAATCATTAACGGTAGGGGGATTTTTCCATTCGGTCATTTCCTCAGCCACACCATCATCATCTTTATAAACAGATTCAATTGAAATTTCTTCTAGTTCATCTTTACTCATATCTCATCCTTAATTTATTTTGGCATTATAACATATTATGCGTAAAAGGTTTTAATCTTACCACTTATACGGCCACATATAGCAACAGCCATAACCACAACCACATCAACAAAATACATACCATTGTTCTTTCCTTTTTATGGTTTAAATGTAGTTATACCAGATTTCCCTGTGTATTTCAAATCTATGTGCAACCAAGATACATCTTCTTCAATTCTTGTAATATGTGGAAACAAGTCACTATTATTTAGTATATACTGACGTACTTCCTCAGTTGTATATTCACTAAATATGATGTCTACAGCTTTACCAAGTGAGTGCTGGGAAGTTGGTGAGTAGTAAGAGCTATCTTTAGTTCTAAGTCCACTCCAACCTCTATCACCACCCCACATATAGTTGTTTATTGTCATTGAACCATGAGGAAATATTTCCTTGAGTTTATCAATAGTTTCAATGAGCCTATCATCAAGCATATCCCATAGTACATCTGGGTGTATAGTATTAAATAGTCTTAATGGTACAAGCTCATGAATTTTAAATTTATTTGATTTCATACTAATCCTTTATTATTGACACACTCTCTGATTATGTTTCATATCTATAATGCACTCTAGGAGTGATGATATTACCTCAGTGTCAGTAACCTTACTAAAATCACAGGAAGCCTTCGGTACAACGCATTTAACAGGTACTTTAACCTCATAGGGTACATCAACATACTTAATCTCTGTCTTGGCTGCACAGCCTGGGAATAAGGCTAGTATAGTCGACAATACTATGATAGTTAGCCCTGCTGGTATATTTCTCATATAATATCCTTATAGTGTGTCAAAATCAATTTGACGTACAGTATTAATAATACTTTTTACTTCTGGGCACTCATTAGATTTAACTGTGCGTATCTTAGTAATAGTTTTATATTTGATTACAGCAGGTTTAGCCTTCCAATCACTTAGCTTAGTGTCAGCTAACTCTTTATCATGTTTAAGCCTTGTAACCTCTGCATTCTGTGTTTTAACAGCATTCCTGAGTAAGTCACTCTGTCTTTGCTCATTAGAGTACTTAACTTGCCATTGACCTACTTTAATTTCAAGCTTATCTATTTGGGTCTTTAATGAACCAATGTAAAAAAATAGACCTCCGATAGCCATAACTATTAAGGCACCTGCAATAAGGTTCTTATAAAGTTTAATCTGTGCAAACATATTATCTCCTTCGTTCTAAGCAAACATCACATATAAGTGTGAGACAGTCGTCACCACAATCCTCACAGGTCATCTACTTACCTATTTTGATGTTGTCAATTAACTTTTCTAGCATGTTAGCTGTGAAGTCACTTCTGAACATCATGAATATAGAACTATATAGTGCTATAAAGCCTGTAGTTTCAATAACGCCATTTGGTTTAGTTGTCATAATAGCATACATATAGGTACCAATAAATATTAAGAACGCTAGTGTACTTTTCCAATTTTTACTTTTCATGAACCATTACCTCTATTTTTATGTACTCTATTGTCTTTAAATACGAATGGTTTATTATCTGTGTCTGTGTAATATTTCATATAACTTCCTTTATTGTATAGCCGTTAGCCGTCATAGCTTCTACCACAAACTCAGGCAACTGCTCAATGAGAGCGTGCGTAAGACTATAATCTTTTATAACTATATTGTCTTTATCAAAGTCAAAGTATTTAGCATAAGTATTTAACCTAGTAACCATAAGACATGGTTCTTCCATACCTAAGGTATGATAGTCATAGCATATATCATCAAAGCTAATAAAGACTTTCTCATCATTACTAAATGCTTCTAGCTCATGTAATTCAAATAGGGTATTCTTCATAACTGATACTAAGACTTTAGTAATATCCATCATGAATTGAGCAGGATTATCTTCTGATAATTGTACTATTTTAGCTTTTAGGTACTCATACATATAGCTATGAGCTTCTAGCCATACAGTTGTATACTTTTTATCGAAGTACTCAGGATTCTCTTTCATAGTGCATACATATGCCCGTTCTAGTCTATCTGAGATAACCATCGCTGTATCTTTAGCA